GCACATTCCAGGCGTCACTGTTGTAGACAGTATATGGACCCGGGATGATGTCACACTTGTACCTTGGCTAATAGGCGATGAGTGGAAGTCTATGAAAGACATTAAGAGCAAATATGTATTTGGTCACTTCGAATTACCCAAGTTCTTTATGAACGCTATGGTACAAATGCCCGATCACGGTGAACTTAGAGCAGAGGATTTTAACGGTCCAGACTATATATTCAGTGGACACTTCCATAAACGACAAGAAAACAACAAGGTGATCTACATCGGTAATGCGTTTCCCCACAATTACAGTGATTCGTGGGACGATGCTAGAGGTATGATGACATTAGAATGGGGTGGCGATCCTGAATTTATCGACTGGCCCAACTGTCCCAAGTATCGTACCATTAAATTAAGTGATCTTATTGATCGCAAAGACGATGTAATGAAAAGCAAAATGCATTTCAGAGTCAATCTTGATATTGATATCAGCTTTGAGGAAGCAAACTTTATCAAAGAAACATTTATTGCCGAGCATGACATACGAGAAATCAGTCTAGTACAGGATAAAAACAATCTAGAGGGGTCAGTGGATGAAAACACCGATGCTAGATTTGAAAGTGTTGATCAGATTGTTACGGAACAGCTGGTTAATATTGATTCAGGAAACTTTGATGTCGCTACCTTGTTAGAAATTTATAACAATCTATGACCTTTCTAATTAAAAATTTAACTGTACGAAACTTTATGAGTGTGGGTAACCAGACTCAAGCAGTGGACTTTAAGAAACAGGCACTGACATTGGTGCTAGGATCTAACCTCGACCTGGGTGGAGATGACACTGGATCGCGTAACGGCACGGGTAAAACTACCATTATCAATGCGTTGAGTTACGCTTTGTATGGGCAGGCTCTCACAAACATACGCAAAGAAAACTTGATCAACAAGATCAATGGCAAAGCCATGTTGGTTACTGTAGAATTTGAAAAAAGTGGTGTTAATTACCGTATTGAAAGGGGACGTAAGCCCAATGTACTCAAGCTATTTGTCAATGATAACCAGTTAAAAACTGAAGAATCCGAAGACGATAGCCAAGGAGACAGCAGAGAAACACAGAAGGCCATTGAGCAAATGCTAGAGATGAGCCATACCATGTTCAAGCATCTGGTTGCGTTAAACACCTATACAGAGCCATTTTTGTCAATGAAGGCTGCTGATCAACGAGAAGTTATTGAACAACTTCTGGGTATCACTCAGCTGAGCGAAAAAGCAGAAGTACTCAAGTCGCAGATCAAAGAAACCAAAGATTCTATACAGGTAGAAGAATTCAGGATCGGCGGCGTTAAGATTGCCAACGAAAATGTACAGAAAAGTATTGATAGTCTTGAGATAAAGAGTAGTGCGTGGGAAACAAAGAAGACCACAGATATAGAAAATATTGGTCGTGCCATGATGCGGCTTGAAACTGTTGATATTGAAGCAGAATTACGAGCACATCAGCAACTTAAGATATGGCTTGAGCACAATACCCGAGTTCAAAACTTACAAAAGCAACGAGCAACTTTAGATTCCGCACTAGGACATGCTGAAAGAAGTGTTAAGAAGTATGAGAAGGAACTGGCAAGTCTTGCAAATAAAACATGTCATGCTTGCGAACAGGAACTTCACGATCATAAGCATGAAGAAATGTCTGCGCTGGCTCAGGCACAGCTAGACGAAGCTTTGAAATATTTTGATAAAATATCTCAAGACTTACAAAAGATCTTGGATGAGATTGGCAACGGGGATACACCACACAAACCGTTGACGTTTTATGACACCGAAGCAGAGGCATTAGGACACAAGAACAACTTGGATGGACTTGAACGCAATCTAACCTCTAGGATTGACGAATTAAATCCTTACCAAGAACAGGTACAGGAACTGAAAAAGACAGCCATACAAGAAGTTAATTGGGATACTATTAATTCTTTGACCAAACTCAAAGATCATCAAGAGTTCTTGCACAAACTATTAACCAACAAAGATAGTTTCATCCGTAAAAAGATAATTGATCAGAATTTAAATTATCTCAACAAGCGGCTGACCTACTATATTGACAAACTTGGATTACCTCACCAGGTTGTATTCCAAAACGACCTTACTGTTGAGATCACACAGCTGGGACAAGACCTAGATTTTGATAATCTAAGTCGAGGTGAACGCAACAGATTGATACTGAGTATGAGTTTTGCTTTCCGAGATGTTTGGGAAGGATTGTATCAGCATATCAATTTATTGTTTATTGACGAACTGGTCGATGCCGGAATGGATGCTGCGGGTGTGGAAAGTGCCCTGGCGGTTCTAAAGAAGATGGCCAGAGAACGCAATAAGAATATATACTTGATATCACACAAGGACGAGCTAGTGGGCAGGGTAAACAATGTGCTTCGAGTAATCAAAGAAAATGGTTTTACCTCCTACAGCAACGATGTAGACTATGTCGACTGAAAAATACGATAGATATAAAGAATTATATTCAAAATATATAGATCATGCTGTGATAGTGCATAACTATCATTACGCATTCCTTAGGACTCTAGGTAAAGAATCCGGAGTGAACGTTAGGCGGTCTCTTACCAGTATGCTGGTACTGGAAAAAGAGTTACGTAGATTAAGTCTTGAAGTTTTTAAAGAGCATCAAGCTAATCTGAAAGAAGGAAAACGCCGTAAGAGAGAAGAACTCATTAAAATTAAAAAAGCAGGCCCGGGTCGAGGTAGACCCAGGACTAAAGAAGTTAAAATCAAACGAAGCCGTATAGGCAGACCAAGAAAGGACGAGGTACTTAAAAATGACAACATCAACACAACAAATTAAAGATCAAATGGATGACTTCTTAAAAGAGGATGCGAAATTTGAAGCAGGCAATGCTGCTGCTGGAACTCGCGCTCGCAAGGCATTAGGTGAGTTAGCCAAGGCTGTCAAGGCCCGACGTAATGAAATCACTGCTGAGAAGAATGCTCGCAAGGAAGCCAAGACAGCAAAGTAATCAATGACTTGGTACCATAAAGGTTCTATAGTTACAGAACTGCCTGAAGATTGTGTGGGGTTTGTTTATCTCATCTCATGCAACATTTCTGGCAGACTCTACGTTGGTAAAAAATTAGCAAAATTTAGTCGAACCGCCTACAAGACTGTAAAGTTGAAGAACGGCACAAAAAAGAAAAAGAAAATTAGAAGCAAAATAGATAGTGACTGGCAGGAATATTACGGGTCCAGTGCGGAACTTACCGCAGACATAGAAAAATTAGGCAAAGAAAATTTCACAAGAGAGATATTACACTACTGTCGTAGTAAAGCAGAAACATCATACATTGAGGCCCGTGAACAATTCGACCGCAAAGTATTGGAATCAAACGAATATTATAACGGACAGATCTCAGTCCGTGTCCATGGCTCCCACATAATTAAAAAACCCTAGGCTCAGTTAATCGGTAAAAGCTCGCGCAGGCTAATTTCATGCGCCCGGAAACCTGGATTTTGGATCACAGGGAGGGAAATCTCTTGCCGATAAGAGTGCTCAACTACTACCCGAAAGGATGAAGATCGCTACCAAGACCTGCGATTTAGTTGTTTGAAGATGAATGTATAGGCAAAAAGAAGGGAGAAAAACCCTGGGTTTACAATATGATAGCGTATATTTGTAAACTGCCGTTGTATGAAGACGGAGCTCGTGGTACCGGACAACCGCCACTGTAATGCTCCAACGCTGTGTGACTGTTCGAACTCGGATAATGTCTTTTTTCGCCCTTGAGCGGGCGAAGTGTGACCAAGGAATCTGGATAATATTAATTCGTCTCATAGACGAAGTAAAATGCTCTGAGTGCGAACGAAAGAGCAAATGAGCGTTAGCTCATTATATAATATAAATAAAAGATGATAAGGAAATTACTCTCATGCGTATAAATGAATTACTCAGTGAAGAACAACTTGACGAAATAAGTCTCGGAAAAAGAATTGCTGCAAAAGCAGCACGATTTGCTCAAGGAGCCGGCGATGTTATTGGCGGTACACTTGGAGGAATTGCCGGGGCATGGAACAGAGGAGAGAAGGCTTATCAAAGAGGAAAATCTGTAGTTGATCCTTCAGGCAATCCAGGATCAGCAGGCGGAACAACCACTACTACTGCTACCGGTACTACAACAACAGGTGGAACAAACGCAGCAGTGCCGGCCGCTGCCGCAGCACCTGCAGGAACAACAGATCCAACTGCTGCCGCAGCACCGGCTGCTGGAACAAATCCTGCTCCTGAAGCGCCGGCAGGAACAAATACAGGTGGTACCAGTTATGATACACAGGCAGGAAAACCTCAAAGTGCTCCAGGTAATAGACAAAAAGGTGATATAGTTAGATCTGGGCAAAATACATTCCAATACACAGGCGAACCTGGAAAAGAATGGTTTGTTGCCAGCGGTCCACTACAAGAACCAAATCCTCAAGCAGATAGATATAACAACATTCAAGCTGTTGGTGGTAAGAAATTTATCAGCGCAGACAATGCCAAACGCAATCTACAAGTTTCAGAGCGTAAGAAGCTGAAAAAGAAAATTGTTGCCGAATTCCACAGCAACTTCCTAGGCATGATAATTTAAAAGAACGGAACTCCGCTGTCTTTGGTTATCTCAAGATTCTTTTCAATAATCTTTGATATTATTTCTCTTTCTTCGTAGCTGAGCATTAGACTTTCAGTGTAGCTGATGCTACCGCGCATGTACCAACAGATTCTAAATAATTCGTCTTTTAAGGCTTTTGATTCTAGTTCGTAGTCTTTAACAGCCTGTTCAATTCCTGCTATATCAAGAATCAAAAGCCTTAGACGAAAAAAGTTGATGGATCAAAAGTAATAGGAACTTCTACAGTTTCACCTTTTACACCTTTTTCCTTCATTTCGTCTGTTACTGCTACTATCATGGGTTTGACAGCATTGGCATCTCTTAACATTTCTAGATGTTTCTGAATACTGTTAAAAATATCTTTGTCAATGTTTTCCACAAACTCTTTGATAAACTTAGGATCATCTGTGCTACCGTGGATGCTGTCAACCCTGCTGATACTGTCGCTGATGGTGCTTAATGTAGCATCACTTAAAGTTTTAAAACTTTCTTGGAACATTTTAACTTTATCATCATCGGTGATTTCTTTGTTGTTGACCATCTGCATAAGTTTCTGTGTTTCAAAAGTCTTGATGGCTGCTGAACTGATCTGACGATAGGTAAGTGGTCGAACAAATACCGTTAATTCTTCATTTACTGGTACTGTGTCAGTCCAGGTAATCTGATTCATTAAACTATCCATGACCATACGTAGATCAACTTGATATTCTAATTCTAGATCTTCACCAAATTTAATTGGAGTTGTCATTAATTCTCCGTAGGTGGCCAAGCGAATGGCGATTAAAATCATGTCAAGGTCAATGTTTGGAGTATTCCACGCATTTTTGATGTTGGGTACGCAGTGCTGTATAACGTCTACTACTGCTTGTCCATTCATGAGTGCGTCGGGTACTTTTAACATCAATTCATCTTTGGCTGTCATTGAATATACTGGATACTCTCCAGATTCTGAAATTTCCAAACTATCTTGCGGCCAAAATGATCCATTACTAGGTAATCTAATATAGATTTTTGGTTGGCGCATGTACATGGACAGCGGATTTGCAGTTGAACTCATAGTATTTGTCTCCGAATAAATAACTTATAAAGATAACAGGGCATCTTATTCAATGTATTTATATACGTATAGAATCACGGAAAAACAATGGCAGACGTAACAGGTCAAATAATAGGCGATCCACAGAGTAACACCAAAGATGTTCGGCTGAACAACGCAGCCACGGAGGCCACATTAAAAGCACTACTGAATACTGCTAATATAGATTCAGCAGTATTAAGAGAAATTGCTGCTAACGCAGGTGTTGACCGAGATATTTTAGCCGGTTTGGAGGCTGCTGCTGTTGCAAGTTCTGCCGGCCTCCAACAGGTTACAGTATCTACGCAGCAATTAACTGTTTCTCAAAATAATCTAAAAGAGCATAATCGACTTGTAGATACATCATTTGCTGGATTAATTGACAGTACCCGACTATTAGCATCGGGTAATGCAACTGTAAGTGGTGTATTGGACGCATTTAAACTCTTGCCAGGGCCGTTGGGACTTGTGGCACAAGGATTTTCCGCACTAGCAGCATTCCAAGAAACCAATATGAAGACATATCAAACTATGTCAAGTGCTGGTGCTAACTTTGGTGGCAGTCTAACAGACATGCGATTAGCGGCACAGGGCACTTTTGTGGATTTACAAACATTTGGAAATCTAGTTAAAAACAACAGTCAAGTTTTAGGCAGAATGGGCGGTACTGTTGATGATGGTGCTAGAGCATTTGCTGCTATGAGCAATAGTTTATTAACTAGTCAAGCAGGTGAAAATCTGTTAGCACTGGGATATACTACCGAAGATGTTAATCAGGGTATGTTAAGTTATATAGCAACAACGGGTGGCCGCTCAAAAGAAGAAATGAAAAATACTCAGTCTATTACTGCAGCCACGTCTGAGTATCTAACAGAGTTGGATAAGTTAACACAATTTAGTGGTATTAGTAGAAAACAACAAGAAGAAGAACAAAAGAAAGCTGCTCTTAATGGTGCTTATCAACGAGCATTAGCTAACATGACAGAAGATCAAAAAGCTAGAGCGGAAATTGCTAGAACAGCAGCTGCAAATTCTGGAGTAGTAGGAGCTGCAGACGCATTAATGGCCAACGTGGCTGGTTTTCCTCCTATTACTAAAGAAGCACAACAATTTGCTGGCATGCTACCCTACGCCTATAATGGTATAGAAACGTTAGGAAATTCTGTTCGTGATGTACATGGCACAATGGCAGATACTGAAAAAGGTATTGGTGTATTCAATGAAGGAGTATATAGATCTGCAAAAGGTGCTGAAACTGCATTTAGTGCTGTGGCCATGGGTGGCAATCAGGTTGCTAATAGTGCTCTTTTAGCCGGTATTCAATTAGAAAAAAGTGGTAATAATACAGCAGAAGGAACTGCTAAGAATCTTGCCAAGGCAACAGATAATCAAAAAACTCAACAAGCAAGTCAAGCAGCCACAATGGCCAAAGCAGAAATTCAACTTAAAGAATTTGGCCTGGCTATCATGAAATTGATATCTCCAATCATAAGTGTTCTAACTCCTGTGTTGACATACCTAGGTCCGTTGTTTATAGGATTAAGTGTCGCAGTAATGGGATATAAAGCATGGTTACTAGCTCTTGAAACTTTTGAAAGAGCCAAAGTAGCAAGAGACCTGGCTAGAGAATCAGGCGGCGGTGCTCTTACCGCTGCTAGAAACTTTGTTAATTTAGGAGGAAGTCCTGCTGCCTCGGTAGTACCGGGTGCTGCTGCTGCACCACCCGGCGGCGGTATATTGGGCGGAGTGCTGGGCAGCTTGGCCGAAGGTTTGAAAAAAATGGGTAATCCTCAAGTGTTACTGGGTATTGTTGCTGTTGGATTGCTAGGCGGTGCCATGATGGTAGCAGGTAAAGCATTTAAAGAGTTTACCGGTGTTAACTGGGGAGATGTACTGATAGGGTCTGTGGTATTGACAGCACTGTCAATTGGCGCAGCAGCATTGGTTGAGATCGCTCCTTTCATAGGCATAACTGCTGTAGCCATAGGATTGCTTGGTGGTGCTATATGGTTACTGGCCAAGGGACTCAAAGAGTTTCCAACTTTTGCCATACCCGGTATGTCGGAAGCATTTGAAGGATTTGGAAAAATAGTCGGAACCGTATTTGGGTTTGTAGGCGATGTAGTATCAGGCTTGATAGATACTGTTAAAAAAGTATTTGGAACTGTATGGGATATCATATCATGGCCTTTTAAAATGATAGGTAATTTAATATCGGGTACTGTTGATGTTGTGACCAGTATACTAGGAGGACTAGTAAACATTGTCACAGGTATATTTGGTACCATGTGGAATATCGTATCATGGCCTTTCAAGCAGTTAGGTAATTTAATATCAGGCACTGTTGATGTTGTGACCAGTATACTAGGAGGAATGGTAGATATCATCACAGGTATATTTGGTCTAGTGTGGAATATCGTATCATGGCCTTTTAAACAACTGGGTAATCTAGTATCGGGTACAGTAAGTGTTATTGCTACTATTCTAGGAGGAATGGTAGATATAGTAACAGGATTATTTGGTATCTTATGGAACGTGGTGTCGTGGCCTTTCAAGCAGTTAGGTAATTTAATATCGGGTACAGTAAGTGTTATTGCTACTATTCTAGGAGGAATGGTAGATATCATCACAGGTATATTTGGTCTAGTGTGGAATATCGTATCATGGCCTTTTAAACAACTGGGTAATCTAGTATCGGGTACTATTAATATCGTAACAGGAATTTTAGGCGGAATCGTAGATGGTATTTCTGCTATATTTGGCACGGTATGGAATATAATATCATGGCCGTTTAAACAATTAGGTAATCTAATATCAGGTACTGGTGATTCTACAACTGGACTATTTGGCGGAATGCTAAACACGGTTACAAGTATATTTGGTGCTGTATGGAATATCATATCCTGGCCTTTCAAGCAGTTAGGTAATCTAGTATCGGGCACAGTCAATGTCGTGGCCAGTATACTAGGAGGGCTAGTAAACATTGTTACAGGCATATTTGGTACCATGTGGAATATTATATCCTGGCCTTTCAAACAGATAGGCAATCTAGTATCATCGGCTGTAGATAGTATCACAGGTGTATTTGGCAGCATGGTAGATGGTATTACTGGCTTATTTGGCAAGATAGGAGATGCGATATCAGCACCATTTACTTCAATTGGTAATCTAGTATCGGGTGTAGCAGATGCTGTTGCCGGTATATTTGGTGGCATGGTAGATGGTATATCCGGCGCATTTGGTTCAGTATGGACGGTGATATCAGCACCATTTACCATGATCGGGGATTTAGTATCATCGGTTGTGGATGGTATCACTAGTGTATTTGGTGGCATGGTAGACATTATATCTGGAGCATTTGGTACAGTATGGGGTGCGATATCATCTCCGTTTACTATGGTTGGTAATTTAGTATCATCGGTTGTAGATGGTATCACTGGAGTATTTGGTGGAATGGTGGACAGTATCTCAGGAATATTTGGTACAGTATGGGATATTATATCATCACCATTTACCATGATTGGTGATTTAGTATCATCGGTTGTAGATGGTATTACTGGAGTATTTGGTGGAATGGTTGACATTATCTCAGGTGTATTTGGTATAGTATGGGATGCGATATCAGCGCCATTTACCATGATTGGTGATTTAGTATCATCTGTGTTTGATGGTATTGCCGGAGTATTCAGCGGAATAGTAGACAGTATCTCCGGTGCGTTTGGTATAGTATGGGATATAATGTCAGCACCATTTAGAATGATTGGTGATTTGGTATCATCTGTGTTTGATGGCATATCGGCTGCTATATCATTTGTGGTAGATAAACTTACCAATATACTGGGCATGATTGGCGATGTTATTGGCGGAATAGCAGGATTTGTTGGAAGTTTATTTGGCGGAGGCGATGAAGCCAAAGAAGGATCCGGACCAGGGTCACCGGAATTTACTGAGGCAACTTCTACTCTATTAGAAGCTGCTAATAAACTTGGTTCAGTAAGTGACAAACTAGCAACTGTTAATTTAGGCCCACGACAAGATGCTCTACCCGGATCAACGGCATTTGATAGTATATTTAAAATGGCCCTAACAGCATCTTCAGTCAAGAAAGAAACAGCAGATTTGCCTCCTCTGTCAGAAGGGGCTAAAAAATTATCTGCTGGCCTGTTCGGCGATAAAGGACCTAGCCTGGAAGAAAAAACACATACTGAGCTAGTTTCCTTAAATACTACGATGAAAGATCTATTGAGATATATCAAGGATACAGCAGACAATACCAAGAAAACTCACGAGGCTACTAAAAGTCTTAACGGTAATGCATTCGCTTAATTAGGAAATGCACAAATGAATAATAAACAACACAGTAACGGAGAAATATAATATGGCCGGATGGAAAAAATATTTCACTCCTGTTAATACATCGGGTAAATTAAGTCCGGTGAGCGGAAGCATGATGTCCGGGTTGGGCAACAATCCTAGTAGAACAAACTACAGCAGTTATCTACCAGATGTCTATGCCGGTCACCCAAATCGGTTAGAGCGCTATGGACAATACGATACCATGGATAGCGACAGCGAAGTCAATGCTGCGTTTGATATATTGGCAGAATTCTGTACTCAACTAAACGATGAAAACGGAACTCCTTTTACAATCAAATTCAAAGAACAAGCCAATGGTACTGAAATAAAGATCATCAAAAAATATCTACAGCAGTGGTGTAAGGCAAATAAATTTCCAGTACGGATTTTTAAAATTGTCCGAAATGCTTTCAAATACGGCGACAGTTTCTTTGTGCGTGATCCAGAAACACAAAAATGGTTATATGTAGACCCTGCCAAAGTTGACAAGATCATTGTGAATGAAAGCGAAGGCAAGAAGCCTGAGCAATACATGATCCGTGACTTCAATCCCAATTTTGAAGCACTGGCCACAACTGCCATACAGCCCAGCAACCAGCAGGGCGGCGGTAGTCAATTTGGCGGCAGTTATGGCAGTGGACAAGGCGGTGCCGGCGGCAGTAGAGGAATGGTAGGTAGTTTTCCAACCAGTACCAACAGCAGCAGATTTGGACAGAATCAAAACCAATATGCTATCGATGCACGTCATGTGATTCACATCAGCATGAGCGAAGGATTAGATAATAACTTTCCGTTTGGCAACAGTTTGATGGAAGGTATCTTCAAGGTATTCAAACAAAAAGAATTACTAGAAGATGCTATCTTGATCTACCGTATACAACGTGCTCCGGAACGTCGTGTGTTCTATATAGATGTAGGTAACATGCCTAGTCACTTGGCCATGAGTTTTGTTGAGCGTGTAAAAAACGAAGTTAATCAGCGACGTATTCCTAGTACAACAGGTGGTGGTCAAAGTGTAGTAGATGCTGGATATAATCCTTTGAGTATCAATGAAGATTACTTCTTTCCTCAGACAGCAGAAGGGCGAGGAAGTAAAGTAGAAATACTACAAGGCGGGCAAAATTTAGGAGAAATTGATGATCTTAAGTATTTTACCAATAAGTTGTTTCGTGCTCTACGTATACCTAGTTCTTATCTACCTACCGGCTCTGACGACGGAGGAAGTAACTTCAATGATGGACGTGTTGGAACAGCATACATACAAGAGTTAAGATTTAACAAGTATTGTGAACGCCTACAAAGTTTAATCAATGAGCCGTTTGATACAGAGTTCAAGATGTATCTACACAGCAACGGTATCAATGTTGATAGCAACATATTTGATTTAAAATTCAATCCTCCGCAGAACTTTGCCAGTTATCGTCAAAGCGAAATGGATACTGCCCGGGTCAATACTTTTAATACCATGATGGCAATACCGTGGGTTAGTAAACGATTTGCCATGGAACGCTTCTTAGGGCTAACTAGGGAAGAAATAGCACAGAACGAAAGTCAGTGGAAAGAAGAAAACATCGATGATGAAGATACAGTTAATGCCAGTGGGGAATTACGCAGCGCAGGTATTACTGCTAATAACATGTCAGGAGACATCAGTTCATTGAGCAGTCCTCCGCCGCCACCGGAAGGTGAAGCAGGTGCTGCTCCGGGTGCTGCTGCTCCAGAAGGTGCTGCTCCTGGTGCTCCGGCGCCAACAGCATAAATATAATATTATGTTGTTAAAAGAATTCATTTATTTTGATCGTGATCACGCAGATCTTCAGGATGACAATAGGTATCTCAGTAAAAATGATACTGGCATATTAAAGAAAACTGACCTGCGTAAAACTCGATTAACACTAGGAATGATCAACAATATACGTCGTGCTGCCGAATCGCACGATAAAGAAAAACAGAAAGAGTTAGTGTTAATTAAGAAAATGTATGCTGCTCCGCCACCGGACGCAGCAGTTGCATAAACTGATAGTTTAACTTTTTTTTGACAGAAACTAAATATTTTTGTCAGAAACAGATTAAAAATTATCATCATTTTGGTCAAAACGGCTCGTTTTAGGCCTATTTCATATCGGTATTACACGAAGGTTGTAAATACAACACAGCCTTGCCGCAACTAATTTTAGGAGAAATACGCAATGTCTACCAAATTTGAACAATTGTTAGATCTACTAGTTAACGAAGAAATGGATAAAGCCAATGAACTT